TTCTTCCAGTCAAACGGGTTCATGGCTTCCTTTCAGCATCTCTGCCCTGCAGTCGTTCCAGCCTTGGATGTAATCAAGGGTCTCGCTCGTGTCAGTGTGGTGAATTGCATCGGGGACTGCTGGCTGTGCTGCTGACATCATTGCCGCTTGAATGTGTGCTTTCACTTGATCGTATGTAAACACAGGCTCCTGCACAGGTGCTGGCTGTGCTGCGGCTCGGTCAAACAATTCAGGCAGTCGCTCATACAGCATCTCAATAAGTTGCTTCGTTGTTGGCTGTGCTTTCATGTGTTCCCCCTTGCTCGGATGGCGGCGGCGCATTCGCTTGCTACCGCCATGTCTTCGTCGTTGTAGCACTGCCGTTTGTTGTACGTTTCACACACCTTTGCACACGCCTCACGCTCTAGTTTCATTGCCCACTCCAGCTTTTCATCTTCTCCAAGATGCTGCCAAGTGTTCATGTAATCTGCTTGAGCGTTCCAAGCAGCAATAATTTCATCGCGTGTCATGTGTTCCCCCTTGCTCGGATGGCGGCGGCGCATCGTTTTGCCTCCATATCTTCGCGGTTGTTATCGCCCATGTAACGCGCATCACACACCTTTGCACACGCCTCACGCTCATCCGCCCGGACAAGCTCGGCAAAGGCTTCAAGGTCTTCGCGGCGCTCAAACGTGTGGTAGCTCCCATCTAAGGGAAATACAGCACCTGCTCTACGCGCCATCTCAACTACGTCTCTCATATCACCCCCATCAAATAAGCAATACCCGTCCACACACCCCACAGGATGGTGATGGACACCATAGCGGAGGCAATCACCCCGCCAATCAGGATTAGCTTGTGCTTCATGCTCCCCTCGCTTTCAGCATCAGTACTTCTTGCAAAACCATTTCGGTCTCCACGGCTTCAGCTCCAAGTGCATCAATGCGATGCTGCTTGTATCCCTTGTATCGTTCCTGTGCGTCTTGGTGCGCCTCTAGTGCGTTGTCGTGCGCTAGGCGCAGTACCTCGATCAAGCGGTCTTGCAGTTCGGGTGGTATGGTCATTTAATGATCCTTTGAAAAGCGCCGCATCGGGCGCAGTGGTACATACCCGGCCCAGAAATGGGCTTCCAGTCGTGAGGGCAGTTGTTCATCAAAACTTCCCCTTGTAGAACATGCCGATGACCTGCGCCAGCTCGTGGATGTGAAAGTCACCGCCCTCGCCACCTGCATCGCTGATCCAGATCATGCCTGGCTGCACGCCAGGCTTGAGGGTCCAGCCGGCCAGCTTGATCTCAAAGCGCTCGCGCCCTTGCTTGAACCCTTCGTCATAGGCCACCTGTGCCTTGCACGCCTCTTCGATGGTCATGAGGGTGTGCTTCTGGCATTCTTCCCAGACGAACCTGGCATTTCCTTCGCCAATGACTTTTTGTTCTGCCGTGGTCAATTGTTCCCACCATTCTGTAAAGGTCATGGCTTCCCTCCAAACAGCCCCGTGATCCGTGACCAGGCCAGCTTGCGCAGGGACACGTTGGCCAGCTTGGTTTGCAGGGTAATGACCGTGGCGCGCAGCTCGAGGTTGCTGTTCACCAGGGTGTCCAGCTCTTCTTCTGCGTTCTTGGTTGCGCGGTCCACGCCTTCGGCAAAACCCCGCTCGTAGGCGTCCTTGGCCACTTCTTTAAAGGTGCGGCGAGGGCGTGTGGTTTTAGTGGTCGTGTTCATACTGCTTCTCCATGTGGTTAAAAATTTCACGGTCGAGTCGATCGTGATCGTTCGCGGTCATCTTACGTTCAAGCCACGGTGCTGGCCGGCCTTTGCGGTCGAGGATTTCCCATTCCCCTTCACCACCCTCTTCAGGGTAGCAGCGCTCTGGTGGCCCGGAGCGCTGCGCGGGGATGTAGACCTCCCAGTACTTCACGCGGATGATGCAGGGGATGCCGCAGACGCGGGATTCAAACTCTGTCATGTCTTCCCCTTGATTTGATAGTCATGGAACACGGCACCCTTGGCCTTGTCCCCAACTGCGCAGTTCTTCACCCACACCTGCTTTCCAGACTTAAGCGTGCGCCAGTGCCCACGGCGCTCGTGCCAGCGGGGGCTCGCGTGCGTGCCACCTTGGTCCTCGGGCCGTGGTCTGCGAGGCTCAATCACCACCGTGGTCCAGTCGTATGTCGGCACCTTACTCTGGCGGATTTTTTTCTCCCAGTTAGCGCGCTTGATGGGCATGTAGCCAGTGGCGGGCTGCGTGTCTATGGACTCCAGGAACCTGGCAATAAAGGCCAGTGCCCCTGTTGCAGAGCCGGTACGATAATCAAGAATCGAGCCGTCCAGGTTCCGACACAAGACCCCTTCCTTCTCCACGACATAGGTGAAGGGCGTGGTGGGCTTATAGGATTTTTTGTCCAGCTGCCAACCAACCACTGCGGTAACTTTTCCCACGCGGTTAGTCAGCAAGAGCACTTTTTTGTCCTCGTAGGCGCACACCAGCGCTGTGAATGGAAAAGGCAGCGGTTTCTCCAGGATGTCGCCGTCGATGACCTGCTCCGGCGTGTATACCGACGTCATGTCAAACCACTGGTAGTTGAGGGCTTCCTCAGGCTCAAGGCCCACCATCTCTTGAATCAACGGGCTCACAGCACCACCCCCTTCGCATCCTGCACAAACACCCGCATGCGCTCGACGATGGCGTCGTGCTGCTTGAGCTTGAACATCACGTACAGGTCCTCGATGATTTGCCCGCTGGCAATGATGCCGCGCTCTTTGCACAGCTCAATCAAGTCGTCGTTGGTCAGGTCGCTCTCGCTGATGTCGACATCGACGTCAAGGCTCAGCGTCGTGGAGTAAAGGTAGCGGCTCATAGCGGCATGTCCCCGTGCCATGGTTCGTCGTCCATGCGCTTTAGGTTGAAGATGAAGCGGTACTGCGGATGCACCTTGACGAACAGGCGCGCGTAGAACGCAATGTGGTTGTTGCAAATCTTGAAGTCCTGGCCGGTGGTCTTCATTGCCACTTCCCAGCGGATGCGGTTGATGATGAGCCAGTGGCTGATCTTCCTGTGGCCGTGGTTGATGGCCTCCAGCGTGAAGCGCTCAAAGTATTCCCACACGGCCGGGTTGGCCGCGTTGAAGGTGTTGAACTCCCGCTGGCGCAGGTGGAACGGGGTGTTCATGCTCACAGCGGTGCTTCCTCTGCGTCAGATGGATAGACCGGCCCGCTCGGGGCCCGTGGTCCGTGATACGGGGGCAGTGGAAAGGGAGGGAATGGCCAGGTCATGCTGCCACCTCTTCCTTGGCCAGGATGGACTGCAGGCCTGCCAGCATCTGCTGGGCTTCCTTGCGTGTCAGGGGTGTGTGGATGCTTGCGCGGTCATCGCGCAGGGAGAACCAAACCCCACCGTTGTCCCACTCGTCAATGTGGATGCGGTAATCGGTCTCTGTGTACACGGTGACCATGATGTCTTTGTCGCTCATGCTATTTCTCTCTTTCTATGTTGTCAGAATTTTAAAACGCGCCGAACCAAACGCCCGTGCCGTGCACGCAGCCGATGGGGAAGAATATCGCGCCGGCCAGCAGGAACAGCCACTGGGCAGATGCGATGCAGGTGATCACGTGCGTGAGCCATGCCAGGCCCACCCAGACGATCAGGAGAAGAGGGAGAAGCTCGCTCATAGGTCAACTCCTTGGTAGAGCATTTCAATGCGGTTGACTTGAACAGACAGCATGCTGTTGAACGCGGAGAGTTGGTTGGCCAAGGCGCAGCCTCCTCCGTCTGATGTACGCAAGCCTGACGCTGTCTCTGGAATAGGGAGGCAGGCAGCCGCCAGGCGGTTGTCCAGCGCGTCAATCACGCTTGCCAGGATGTGAAGGTTCTTCTCCAGCTGCTGCACCTCACGGGTCACGTTCCCTTGCTGGCGTTGTTCAACTGACGCCCCAAGGATTGCTTTTGGGTGGAATTTCTCTTGCTGCTGCGCAGGGTTGTAGGCGTAGCCTTCCTCAATCCGGCCCCTGGGGTCGTAGCCCCTTGCCAATTGGTCATGGTTCATCGTGCATTCCCCTGCAAGCGGTCCGCGACCAGTGTGGCGTAACCCGCGATGTCGACCCAGCTGTCCACCTTGTCGGGGTTGCCGTTGACGATGCGCGCCATCTTGTGGACGATCATCTCCAGGGCTTCCCACTGGTCGTCGGCAAAGGTCTTGTCGTGCTTGGCTGCGTGGTCCGCGAGCAGTCGTTTGATGCCCTGCATCAGTGCAGCGCCGTCCTTGAACTTGCCGTAGTCCTGGGCCCGCTCGTCGAGGGTCTCGTCCACGTCAGCTGCTTCGGCTTCCGGTTCGCGCTCGTCGTCGTACTTAAAGACGCCCTGCTTCAGGCCTTCTTTGACATACTCATCCAGCGGCACACCCATTGCTCGTGCAATCCCTATCTGGCTAGGGGACACGGTCACCTTGCGGCTAAGCCCAGGCATCGGCACCATCTCTGGCGGCTGGAATGCCTCATCCAACACTTGATTGCGCATCTTGTACGTCATGGGCTTGGAGGCCTCGAACTTGGCGGCCACCTTGGCCACGTCAGCATCGGGATGCTTGCGGAAATACTCTCTGATTTTGTCTGACTTGGTCATGTTTCTTCCTTCATGGTTTGAACAATTGCACGTGCCTTGCCTTGGGCAATTACCTTGTAGACAAAGGCGTGCGCCTTCTCGATGTCGTGAACAGTGGCGTTCGCCAGCTGCTCCTCATGCAGGTCCATCACCACCTTGAGCAGTTCCCACTCTTTGGCGGTCATGATGAACCTCATGCCTCTTGCGACGCCTCTGCGGGACAACTCCAGCAGTGCGTCCTGTCCCTGTCTGATCTCGTCCATCCAGTCGCGGCCCATGCCGCTCAAGGCCAGGGCCTCAGTGATATTGAACGCGCCAATCAGCATGTCGATGTCTTCCTTGACAGCCAGGCCCTTGCGGACCTGTTCCAAGGCGGTGCGGTTCTTCAACTGCGCATCAAGGTAAATCCCTGGCAGATCGCGCACAGGTTTGAAGCCAGACAGGACGTAATCCATCGGGCTTTGTAGAACCGGCTTGGGCCGGTATTTGCTGCGCTTTCTCATG